GGGAAGTGGTCAAAAGACCAGTGCTGCGCGGATCGCGGACGTATTGAGCAGCATAAACATCACCCTGATCATTCACAGCCGGAGCTATGAGATCAATGGTGAGCGATTTATACTGGTGACGAAACGTCAACGCGTCAGTCGCAGGGGCACGAATCGATAAAGGCGCGTAAGCCGTTTGGAAGGGACTAGTCGTACTAATCCCAGCAAAAGGAACGCTACCAGCCGGATCGACTGTGCCCTGCAGCACAATATTCCCAACAATAGCCCCAGGCGGGCCGTTCGACGCCGTGAAATCGGCGGGGGACGCAGCCGCCGCCCAAAACACAGCATTGACGTCCCCAGGAGGAGCATAAATGTAGCAATCCCACGTAATGGCCCCTGGGGGGCCCGCGATGGACTGCTGAACAGTATACTCGGGACGAAACACATTACACGCAGACGTATCTGGGATACCGCCAGCGGACCCGACCGAAGCCGGGTCTAACGCCTTAAGCACCCAAGCTCGGCTAGCTTCGGATAAACCGTGCTTTGCCAGCTTCTCAGTAACCTGCGAACGAATCATAAGAAAGGGAGAGTGATACCTATTTCAAGGTTCAGCCTGATCCCACTCATCAAGTCCCCAATCACGGTCCCCTATATCAGCGGTATCAACAGCAACAATACGAGAGAGTACAGGGTGCGATAAAACAAGGGGCGCGCACGGCAACGTACGCAGCCAAACCTCACAATCAAGCACCTCATGCACACTCAAACCATACCTCGCCGCGAAAGAGCTCAGAACACCATCAGAAAAGGTGTAATGAGCACCACGAAAAGCGTAACCCTTCTCAGAAACATGGGTGGGCCCCTCAGAATCAAACGCGTTAAGAAACACGCGAATGATCGGCAAGCCGTGGCATACAGGCAGTAAACCACGAACAATGCTCCTCGTATACTCGGCCACCTTCTTTGGGGGCGGCGGCTTGGTAGTCCACCACAACCGCGCCAGAAGGCGCCCAGGAGAGGGGACGAACTTAATCGACCCACTATCACTGAGAAAAATGCCAGAAATAAACGAGGTCTGAGCGAAGCTCGTAAAACACCGAGCCTCAGGCATGATACCTAGTTCACTCTCCGCACGCGCCACGACGGTCCCATCAACGACGGAGTAACAAGCGATCAAGAGATCATCACCCGCCACTATGATCGAGCAACTATATCCAAGCTTCTTCATGGCATAAAAAGCCACGGCAGCGTTGATGATACTATTGCCCAACGAAGTGTCGTTGTGACCAGACTTAACCGTGTGCCGCATGATATATCGCAAAGTGCGCCCGCCAATGCTAATGCAACATAACAACATTGCAAGATTCAGCAAAGGCGGCAAGGTCAACATCCAACAAAGCGTACAACTTCTGGCGAAAACTGGAAGTACTGGGACCC